CGGAAGATTCAATATCGACATCTTTAAAGTATACCGGATATAATTCGCCTACATTAGCATTAAATTCAAAGTCAGTCAATCCTACTGACATTTCGATAGGACTTATAGACCCTACAGAACCACTGAAAGAAACACCATTAAAGCTGACGGTCATTGCATCTAGTGTTATTGCTCCTACAGAAGCTGTAAAGGATACTCCCGTAAGAGGAACAAGTTCAGTCGGTGTAACCTCTAGTTCTCCCACACTAGACGTAGCTTCTAATCCAGTTAAACCAACTACATCTGCTGGCGCAATTGCGCCTACTGAAGCTGAAAAAGATTGACTTGCTAAACCAATCGCCATATCAGCACCATTGTTTACACTAACGGATCCTTGATATGCAGTGAAAGATAGACCGTCTGGTATATCTACATAATCAACTTGTACACTGGAAGTTCCTTGAGATGCAGTGATCGATTGTCCTGATAATCCAACAACATCTGCTGGAGTAAGACTCCACGTACCCCAAGTACTTTCTCCATACGCAATAGTTCCCCAACCATTTTCACCAATTTCAACGGTTCCAATTTCAAGACCATCAACTTCTACTGTATAACCCGACTCACCCCAGTCTTCATAACCATAAGCATCGGATCCCCATCCAACATTTATTTCAGCAGTAATAGTAACTGAAGAATTATAACCTGTGGTAATTTCTTGACCTGTAAGAGATATATCTAATGTTGATTCACCCCAGTTTTCATCTCCCCATAAGTCTGAGCCCCATCCTTGTTCAGGATAAGCTGAAACATCTCCTAGAGATGCACTAAAGGATAAACCACTTATGGATGTTGCTACTGTATTAGATTGCCAGGTGTTCTGTCCCCAGGCTACTGAAGGACTATCACCACCCCAAATTGAAGCCATAAGGAATTACCTCCTTAAGCTAATCTTAGGATAGCTGTTGTTGCTCCTGCTGCTGGAAATTGAACTGTAAATGTTCCTGAAGAAACTGTTTTGTCTCCGCCAAATGCAATTACGCAAACTGCATCTGTTGTACCTGATCCGCCATCAGTTGTTGTATTATAGATCATTGCACCGTTAGCTGTAAAAGAAGATGAAGTCCAAGACACGTCGTCAAAATCTGTGTAAGCAGTTGTGCTTGACAAAGTTACGCCTGAGTTTGTAAGAGCTGCTCCACCTGCTGTGTAACCAGTTCCAGAAGAATTAGTAATTTCGTTTGATGTGCTGTAGTCTGTTGTAGTTGCATCTAAAGATGCAGAACTTGTAAACATAGCAATTTTAAAAGTGTCTCCACCTGAAGAATCGAAATCGTGTTTACCACTTAAAAGTTCACTTTTAAAACTTGAACAAACTGCTGATGTTATACTCATTTTTATCTCCTATTATGGACTTGGTGAATCTATTTTGATCCTAACCGTTCCGTCCGTATAATCGTCTCTACGTCTTCTTCCAACTTGTTGAGAAGCAAACGTTTGTACACTATCTTTATACTTTTGCTCGTATAATGTCAACATATCCATAGGCCCTTTTAAATAGCCATAAGCATTAACTAAACAAGCATATAAAAGAAGCTGAGGGTAATTTAAACTAATATAAGTTCCAGATGTATTAGTCCCTAAAGTAGTCGCTCTTTTATCATAATGAACTCTAAAGTAATAATTTGAGTCTGGTGTGGGTGCTAATAAATAACCCCCAGATTTTGTGGAAGACGTTCCAGTAGCTCCTCCAAACATAGCATAATATTTAGGCATTCCGGTTACATCAGCAGCACCACTTCCTGTTAAATCTTCTATATATTCCGATAACCAAGTTACATCTTTTTTAATAAGCCATCTCAAAGTACCCGTTCCGGCTGAAGTAGAATCAAACACTTCTATACCTCTAGTAAATATTGCACCAGATGGAGCATATATACTATTCTTATCAGTCACTAAATTTCCATCTTGCATATGTCTATCGGCATCAATTGGAACATCATCACATATTCTATTTTCTGCATTTTCTATAAATCTGCCTAGAATAGCCCCACTGAATACATTTGAATCTACTTCACAATAACTTCTAATGTCGGCTTCTAATGCTGAAAGTGTATATCCTGCCATTATTTTTTATCCTTTTTCTTTTTCTTTTTAACTTTTCCGTAAACTGCAGCTCCACCTATTGCGCCAACAGCCCCAACTGCACCTTGTTTTATTCTTTTTATTTGTTTATTTAATTTAATAGTATCAGGGTCTTTTACTATTACTTTTGGTGAAGGGTCTGTTAAAAAATAAGATCCAGATGCTTTTTTATTTGCTTTTGCACCTTTCATAATAGCACCCATTCCTTTTGTAATTAAACCCATTATGCTTCAAGAGTCACGGGTCCAATAGAACACCCAACTCCTCCTCCTGTTTTGCTACCTAGTGTAGCTGTATCTGTGTTAACTGTAAAATAAAAATAATTTGCTTTTGCATAGTCTGAATCTACTCTTGCACCACTTCTATATAGTCCTGTTGTAATTGCATAGCCAGCAGCTAACGCTAATTTAGCTCCTGTAATCCCATCAAAACTTTGAGGATTATTATATCCAAAAACCGAAGTGCCATTAACTCCTGTTATGGGATTATAAGCAGTTCCTGTCCCAGGTGAAGTAGTTATTGATCCTCTAATTCTATATGTGTCCCCATCAGTTAAACCATGACCAGGAAACCAAACATTAATAAGTCCAGAACCTGCTCCATAAGTTTCAAAAGGGTCATCTCTCATCATTCTAGTAACATCTGGTGCCGTTCTAGCTGGTCTTACTTTTGGTAAAGAAACTCCATCAGCGCTAATAGGCTTAGGTTCTAATTGAGGTTGTTTTGGTTCATATTCAGAAACATGAACAAATGCACCATTCCATTCTGTAACCATTTCTCTCCATGGATACTGAAGTCCAGATCGATCTGAAATTGCTAGTGCTCTTTTTCCTGATGCATATTTTGGCATAATTAAATATTTGGATAGTACGTCTTAGGTGTAATGTATGTACTAGACGCTGATCCATCCTCCGCTAATGCTCTTGATAATTCATCTTCATATAATAATTTTTGAGTTTGAATTCTATCTGGAGCATATTTTTGTGCTAAATAAAAAGATAAACCTGTAACCATACAAGGTAAAAATCTAAAAGGTGCATCTGTTGCATCTGTGTAAGTACCATCTACATCTTGAATTCTTTTGATATAATAAATGTGCATATCCTTAGATGCATTTGAAGAATCAGCAGTTGGATAAACGCTAATACTTACATGGTCTATAAATCTTTGAACCCAATACTGATTAGGGGTTCCTTGAGAAAGTTTGTTTGAAAATCCTGCATAAGTAGATCTATCTACTTTTGTCATAGGAGTATCTGATTGAGTAGTCTGTGTTCTATTACTTCTTAGTTGAGCTTCTAAGACATCCGTAATTCCGTAAATTCCGTTTGTAGGAGTAGTGGTCGCACTAGTCCCATCTGCTGATGTTCTATAAAATTTATATTCAGTTTGACCTTGAATTAGATCAATATTAGTTGACCCTATTTCCCAATAATGAATTCCTCTATTACCCCATTCCGATAATAAAAGATTTAAAGATCTTCTAGCATTTCTAAGTTGGTATCCAGATGTTCCTTGTATACCAATTCTTTCATAAGCTTCTTCGATTAAATCATCAATCGCAAAGTTCTTATCAAAAGTATAAGTACCAGAAGTCGCGTTAGCCATCTAGTCTCCTATCCGTAGAATACAGTAACTTTTGCTACACCACTTAAAGTTGCATATCCACTTGTTTTACAATGTAAACCATCGCCTGGAATTGGAATGTATTGAGCCCAATTTTCTCCTGCGGTAGCAGCAGCGCCTTTAGGTGTATCAAAAACCGCAATTGAAGTTCCTGATGAACCGCCGTCTTTAATAGTAATAGTTCCTGCAGTACTGTCAGCTACGTAATATATTCCTAAAATTCTACAAGGCCCTGCAAAAATTGCAAAAGATGCAGTTCCATTAGTAGCTTTTACATTACTTAAATATGTTCCCATATTTTTCTCCTTAATTTAATAGTGAGCTCCCGAAGGAGCTCACATTGTTTTAGTTACCTATTAACTCCAAACAGCTGCGCCTGTGTCAGCAGTATTGCCTGTTGCTAAATCATAAGCAAAGTTCCAAATGCCTTTTTCAAAACAAG